GACTTATTATCTATAAAATATTGAGTAATAATCGGTTGTAAATACAGTTGATGTAGTTCATTGGAGAAAGTATATTTTAACAGGAGGCTAAAAGAAATAGAAGGTGATAGTTTTCACGGTACAAGTTTGCAAGAAATACATTGTAAAAGCGTAAATCCTTCACTTTGTGAGTTTAGCTCTTTCGATGGAGATGGAATTTATGGAAGTCTTTATGAAACTTGTATTCTATATGTACCAAAAGGATGTAAACGAGATTATATGTTTGCTAATGGCTGGTTAAATTTCAAGAATATTCAAGAAGAATATGTAGAACCTGCTAATACTTTGAAAATAAATATAAAGGGTGGCACATTTATTTGGTGGCTTTATCCAAGTTATGATGGTAAAGGAGGAAATATCGTACAGACTATTTATCCAGATGAGGACTATTCTATTGAAGTAGAGGAAAACGAAACAGTTTGTTTCCACATTGCAGAAGAACAAAATTTCTTTAATAGTTGGCAGATTGATACTGTCCGTTTGAATGGAACTGATATTACTTCGCAAGTAACAGATGATAATATGTTATATCTGAATATCAACAAAAATTCAATATTAGAAATCATTATGAAAGATCAGAAAGCAACAGCAAATGAAGATATAGAAATAATTAATCATTCTGTAAAAACAACAACAAACGGAGTACAAATTAATACAACAAAACTGTCAAAAATAAGAATTTATACAATTACTGGAGAATTTCTAAAATCAGACTTATTCTGTGGCACAAAGGAATATTTATTACCAAAAGGGATTTATATCATTCAAATTGATAATAATAGCCAAAAAGTAATTATTCAATAATATATTATAGATAAAAATTGCTTCAGTAAAGTAAAATGGTAATGACGTTACTTTACTGAAGCAATTTATTTAATAATATTACAAATCTAAATTCAAATAATACATAGCTTGTTTTGTCTGGAAACAATGCGTATAACTTTCACGAGAAAGTGAATTAGACCCAAAACGATCTTTATCAAATCTAGGATTTTTTACAATAATAATTTTCTCCCAAATATCCTTTCTATCAATGGCTTTTACCACATAAAAATATCTATTATCTAATACCTTTACTGAAATATCAATGCAATGTTTTTCACTAGAACCAAGCTGAAAAACTGTAGCAATACTACTAAAAACTATATCTTCCATAACTATTTGATTTTAGATTATATTGCAAACATACAAAAAAAGCCTAACAGAATCAACTGCTAGGCTTCTTTTTTAATACTTCCATACTTTACCATCATTTACTTTGGAGTAGTAAATATGGTTATATAGCGTAACTTTAATAGTATCAGTTTTGTTTACTGTGTGAGTAGTATTGTTTCCTTCTATATCCACTTTATACTTATGTTCTATGATATATTCTGTAACATCTTCGCCATAGTGAGCTTTTTTTAATATCTTATGTGATTGATATTCATAATTTTCGTGAACTACATCTAATTCACCAACTGTAGGAAGAACTGGGATTCTATCAGGTTCGTAATACTCAATTAATGCGCTTTTGATTCTACCATCTACAGAATTATCTACTTTGCAGCCAGTTAATACGGCTACCATTATTGCTATAATAAATAATAGTTTCTTCATTTTACTTGTTTATTTGTTTCCACTTATCACCATCTTTCTTAAATATCTGTGCATATCTGACTGGTATTTCATAAAACTTCTTCCATCTTTTACCTGTATCAATGGCAGTAGTACTATTAACGTATCTACTAGTAAGTTTACAGTTACTTGCATTAATATATTTGAGATCATACAAGTAAATTAGATCACTGCCAAATATATTTACATAGATTCCATTACTACAGGAATTATCTATTTTGGCTTTTGTCAGGTTCATATACTTATCTATCTGCATTAGATGGGATGGATAATCAGCATATCTTCTATCTCTGGTTTTAATTTCCACTACTATCTTTTTATCTTTTAACTCAAAGAATCCATCCACAAAATTATATCTATCATTAGTTGGATTCCAGTTTTTTGCAGTTCTTGACTGCTTTAATAGGCTTTCAAATATTCTTCTACCTTCATTTTCTGATTCTTGAAATTTATCCATTAAGCCAGTAATTATTTACCAGCCTGTTTACTACTGCAACGTGGGCAGTTAAAACCTTATACAGATAATAGCCATAGTTCTATATCTGCTTACATTATCATTCACATAGCCATTAACATTACAGGCTTCATTTATAACTTAGTATCTTTTAAATGATTCTTTAAAATACAGACCATCTAAAAGAGAATCTGCCAAATTATTCTGGCTTATCCTCTGTTTCTTCTTTAGATGGTTGATTTTGAATATCTACCTGAATTGTATTAATCAGGTTTACAACTTCATTGTAAGGCTGTGTAGCCAAATAATTTAGGATTTGCTGTAGTGTTTTGATTGATAAGGTTATTGATTCCATATAATTGAAGTTTTAAGTTTAGTTTTGGTGAATCTAATTAATATGCTGTATCTCAATTTTCTATAGTACAAAGATACTAAGTTGTTGGCAGCCATAAAAACAAATTATCAGAAATCTTGATATTTGTTGCTATGCTTCATTTTTGTAAATATTCTTTGGTCTGAAACAAGTAAAAGAGAATAATAATTACTTAAATATGATTTTACTTCTTACAATTACATATCCAGCAACTTTTTTACCGTCTATCCTCTTACTGGCTGCATCAATTTCAAACCATTTATCCAAGTCCGTAGCTTTAGCCGTTTCTTTCTTACCAACTAATTCATAAGTCTTTTTAAGCAATTCCTTTGCCTTCTTTGCAGGAATAAATTCGCCAATATGAATATCTTCTTTGATTATCTTGAATATCTTATTATCTAAACTCTTATAGTCATTAGTAACCAGCAATTCATTTTTAATTGCCTTCTGCACATATTTCAGGCGTTTTACAGCCTCATCCCCTAACTTATGATATGCTGGTATCAATAAAGGAAACTGTTTCTCTAATTCTTCTATTTTAGGTGAAACAACTAAACTCTCTTTTAATTGGCTGTACTCTTTATATGCTTCCTCAAATGTAAGTTTCATACCTTTCTTTCTTATTATTTCATTATCTACCAATTCCCAATTAACAGAAGTATGTAATATTCCATTAGAATCATATCCTTTTGCTATTTGTAACCCACTGGAATATATCACTTTATTTACTTGGTAGTTATATAACTCCAGTTTGGGAAGAATATCATTCACCTTATAAGCATCATTTTTCTTATCGTATGAAATATACATATCATTTACTTTGTCTTTTAATTTATCTCTTAAATGATCCTTTACTATATCTGGTGCAGTATTGAACATATTTGCTGTTTCTTTAGCTGCTTCCAATTCTTTTTCTGTCCTCTCTTTCATTTCTTCATAACTTAAATTAAGAGTATCCAGTTGAGTATTGAATATATGTACAATTAAGTTTCTAAAAGGATTTGTTTTTGTTCTGATCCTTCCTGCTATCTGGGGAATATCAGTATCTATAGCAGCTAAAGTATGTGGGTTGGAAGTAGAACTGACAACAAATGACATTGCAGTATCACTAAAGTAATCCACACCTTCAAAACCTTTGCAAGTAATGAATGTGAACATCTTATTATCACTGATACTGTTACTTATTTCAAAACCTTCTAATTTACTTCTGTTTGATTCGGTATCAGCACATATAATTCTTACTTCATTATTTGCCAAATCACAATGATCTAAAATAGCCTTTATATCTGTTACTGAGTTAATAAAGAAAAATGCTTCATAACTCTTTTTACCGTTTATCTCTATATATCCGTCCCTTTTATAAGCCTTGATATAATTTGAAGCCTTTTGATATGGATGATTGGTTTTTTCTAATGATACAATTAAAGTATCTGTATAACTCCAGTCTGCAACAATAACAGGCACACCATTTAAACAGGAAGGACTAAATTCAGCCTGTATAGGTGTTGCTGACATAAAGCAGAATGATTTATACTGTTTGAAGCTGTCTAATACTCCATCTATTGCAGTATCTCTATAACTATATGCTTTCAACAAGCAATGATATTCATCCACCAGTAACCTAAAATCAGCAGGATTCAGATATTCAGCCAATTTAGCCAGTTTATCATAAGTACAAATGATCTTCTTAACTCCATCTTTCTTTAAATACTTCTTTAGCTTACTTTTCAAAGTATTGTCAAAGCTACCAAATAAGCCGAACAAGTTCTTATTATCTGATTCACCTGCTTCTGCCTTACCAATCTTATTTACTATCAATTCTTTAGTAGGTACTGCTATAACATAGTTTTCACTGTTAGTAATGGCAATAGTAGTACCACCACAACCAGTAATAACTTTATTGAATATACAATTATGTGGAAGATCTTCTAAATGTAAATATCCATCTGTAGAATTAATTTTTAGTGTATTTGCTTGATTTTTCATTTTATGTATTGATTTTGACGTAAAAAAAAGTTCCATCTATCTAAGTGGGTAAAATCTAGTGTTTATAAGCATCTGGAATATTATTAGTGCCATTGGAATAAAATTTTGTATTCTATGTCTATAGAGAGAATCTGAAAAAAAAATTCCAATCAAAGTAAAATAAAACCAGATTCACATCTGGTCTTATTCTTATCAAATTCACTCACACAAACGTACTTTTATGGCTTAAAGTGTATTTCTAGTAGAAGTTATGACAATACTTCTTGGACTTATTTAATATACACAAAGATACTGCTTTTTTTCGTGACTGTCAAGTAAATTTCAAAGAATCTAAATATGTAACTATATGTATATCTGATGTTTATATTTTATATCTAAGGCTCGATTTGAGGTGTATTTTTAAGGTCAAACCATCTAAAAGAAGAATGATTTTATCACTCCAAATTAAATCGGCTGAAATAAGATAATTCTAGAAAAATAATCGAATTAAATCGGCATCTTCTTCTTTAAATGGTCTAACCCTAAAATCACATCTGAAATTACTTATTATGTATCTTCTGGTGACACTCTTTACAAAGTGACATTAAATTACTAGAATCAAACGCCAACCATTTTCTTTTAAGAGGATCATTTGTTGTCATAAAGCTAATAATGTGATGAACGTCAATAGCTGGAACTACTTTATCTTCTTTTAGACATAGCTCACATAACGGATGCTGCTGTAAATATGAAAGCCTTAATTTTCTCCATCTGGTAGAAGTATATACTTCATTACGTTCTTCACGCTTAATAGAGGTCTGCTTTATTCTCTCTGGCTTCTTTAGATAAGGCATTTGTTTGTATTCCTTTTAGTTGTTTATTATCCATCTGTAATTGATACCGTACCATTTTAAGACGGTATTCTATTTGCTTAACTACATTATCTTCTATTCCATCTGATATTACCTTTAGCAAGGTATTATGAAATATATCTTCATCTGTCTGACTTAACTGCAAGTTGGTTGTATTACCTATAAATTTGGATCTTAAACGGTTGTAATTATCTGAAATATCTTTGGCTATTAAAGGTTTGATCTCTGAAATCTGGTAATTGTATTTATGATGGCTATGTTCTCTTTTAGATGGTTCTAGGATAGAATTAAATTCTTTTTCTGTTATATGTAGTAATTTACAAGTATCTTTGATACCATAGTCATATAGATATTGCAGCAACACTTCTTTACTGGGCTTTAATTTCTTCATAGTATTTGTCTAACAGTTCTTCATTCTTAGCAAAGAAATCTCTTAGTATCATTCTTATTATCTGGGCTTTTGGAGTATTAGTAGCTTTATTCATAATATCTATGTTCAATGCAGTTTCACCATCTAGGCGAACTGTGATTCTTTCTGACATACTTTCCTTCATATAAACTGTGATTTTTAATGTTAATGTATTGGCTTTTAATCATATACAAAGATACGGATATTTTACAGTAAGAACAAGTAAAATACTAATAATCAAATAATTGACTGCCAATAGACTGGTTAGTATTTGAAAGTTTGAAAGATAAATGAGCAGACACAGATACGAATGGATATGTACACTTAAAATAAGAATTTAATTATGATAGACTACAAAGCACCGTCTGACGTATGTAAAGAAGCAAAAGAATATATGAAAACCGTATTAGCCAGACTGGAAGAATCTGGAGTACTAGAAAATGTAGATGTAGCAGCGTTAGATATGTTGGCAAGAAATTACAGTATGTTTATTAATGCTTCCAAGCAAGTAGAAAGAGAGGGAGCAACAATTGAAAATAGACAGGGTAACATTGTAAAGCATCCTGCTGTAACCATTGCCAAAGATGCACAAATACAGGCAGTAAAAATTATGCAGGAGTTTGGACTTACCGCCAAATCCAGAACCAAATTGCCTAAACTGGATAAAGAAAAAGAAGAAGATTCACCACTGGAGAAATTTGTAAAGACTGCAAAGGAAGTTAGATAATGAAACCTTATTACGAATATGTAGATAAGGTTTTAAATGGAAGTATTGTTGTTGGTGAGTATATAAAATTAGCTTGTGAAAGGTTCCAGAATGATTTACAAAGGGAAGATCTGGAGTTTAGAGAAGAAAAAGTAGATCTGGCTATCCAATTCATTTCTACTTTGACACATTACACAGGTAAGCATTCTGGAAAGCCTTTTATATTGGAAGGATGGCAGCAGTTCATAGTAGCCAACATAGTAGGCTGGTACTGGAAGGATTCAGGTACTAGACGATATACCAGCAGTTATATTGAAGTATCAAGAAAGCAGGGAAAAACGGCTTTAGCTGCTGCACTATGCTTGTATTATCTAATTGCTGATGGTGAAGATGGCGCAGAAGTATTATTGGCTGCAAACAGTAAGGAACAGGCTAAAATTGCATTCGATATGTGCAGCAAGTTCAGTAAAGGCTTAGATCCAAAAGGAAAGTATCTTACTGCTTACAGGGCTGATATTTTATTCAGCCTTACTAGTTCCAAATTGAAAGTATTGGCTGCTGATGATAGCAAACTGGATGGTTTTAACGCTAGCTTTGGTTTACTCGATGAATATCACGCAGCAGCCAACAGCAAGGTTAGAGATGTAATTAAATCCAGTATGGGGATGCGCGAGAATCCACATCTTTGTACCATTACAACTGCTGGATTTGACAAGTCTTTACCCTGTTATCAACTAAGAACAGTAGCTATAGAAGTACTAAACCATCTAAAGGAAGATGACAGTATGTTTATAGCCATTTATTGTTTGGATGAAGGCGATAAATGGGACAGTGAAAAGAACTGGTGTAAATGTGCTCCAAACTTAGGAATCACTGTTACTAAGAAATATATCAGGGAGCAAGTTAAACAGGCAAAGAATAACCCTAGTGATGAAGTTGGAGTTAAAACAAAGACATTGAATATCTGGTGTGATTCTGCTACCGTGTGGATTCCAGAGGACTATATAGTAAAGTGCAGTGATGTAGTGGATCTTTCTTCTTTAAATGGTCTGGACTGCTATATAGGTGTGGATTTGGGAGCAACAAGCGATTTAACGGCTGCATCCTTCTTAGTTGTTGATGGCGAAAAATATTACTTCAAAACACATTATTATTTGCCAGAAGCAGCTTTGGAAGAAAAGGCTGATAAAGAACTTTACAAGTTATGGAAGCGGTTGGGACTGCTTACAGTAACACCTGGAAACGTTACGGATTATGACTACATAACTACTGATATTCTGAAATACAGAGAAGTCGTTAATATAATATCTGTCAGCTATGATAAGTTCAATGCTACACAATGGGCAATTAATGCAACTGAACAAGGTTTGCCCTTAGAAGAATATTCACAGACTTTAGGCAATTTCAACAGACCTACCAAAGAACTGGAAAGGCTTATATTGTCAGGAAAAGCAGTAATAGACAATAACGACATTACTAGAAATTGCTTTAGGAATGTAGTTCTGAAATCTGACTATTGTGGCAATGTAAAGCCGGTAAAATCACAGGATAAAAAGAAAATTGATGGTGTGATTGCTATGATACAGGCATTAGGCGGTTATCTGCTGACACCACATTATACCAATACGATATTTACAATATAAAACCTTAATTGATGGGATTTTTTGATTTATTTAAAAAGAAAGAGCCACAAGAAGAAAGAAGCTATACACCTTATGGACTTAATAGTCTGGTATATAATACAAATTCCAGCTACAGGACTGATAAATCTATGCTTCTTTCCACTGTCTACAGGTGTGTAGATGTAATTGGTGATTCAGTGGCACAATTACCATTAGAGCCATATAAGATTGACAAGGACGGATATAAAAGAAAGTATCTGGAACATCCCACTTACTACCTGCTGAATAAAGAGCCAAACAGCCAGATGAGCAGGTTTACTTTTATGAAAACATTGATTACCTCTGTCCTTTTAAATGGTAATGGTTACGCCTTAATTGAAAGAGATGCCAAAGGTGATGCAGTAAGTTTGAAGCTGATTCCTTCTGAATTGGTCACTATATCAAAAGTTGATCCTTTAAAGAACAAGATAATGTATAATGTTACTGGCATTAAACAACTGGTAGAACCTGTTAATATGATTCATATACTGAATTTCAGCTATGATGGCATTACAGGAATCAGTACATTACAACACGCCAGAAATACTTTGGGACTGGCTACAGACAGTGAAGCACACGCAGAGGGGTTCTTTAAAGGCGGTGCAAATCTGGCTGGAATTATCAAAGTACAATCCAGCTTAACGCCAAAACAGCAATTGGATATTAAGGAGAGTTGGCAAAGTACATTCAGCCCTATGACTGGTACGCCAAATGGTGTAGCCGTATTACAGGGAAATATGGACTTCCAACCAATTACAGTCAGTCCTAGTGATGCACAATTATTAGAAACCAGACAATTTAATGTAATTGACATTTGTAGGTTCTTTGGAGTATCACCAGTAAAGGCATTTGACCTTAGTAAATCCAGCTACAGTACGGTAGAAGCAACTCAATTAGCTTTCCTTACTGATACGTTATCACCTTTATTAGAGAAAATAGAACTGGAGTTTGAACGTAAACTATACAAACCTTCTGAAAAGAACAGCATAGATGTAAGATTCGATACGTCTGTATTACTTAGGGCAGATAAAGCCAGTTTAGCTACATATTACCAGACCTTGTTTAATATTGGTGTAGTCAGTCCTAATGAAATAAGAAAGCAATTGGATTTAGAACCTTTGGAAAATGGGGATAAGTCATTTGTACAAGTAAATGTAATGACTTTAGATAATGCAGTTAATAATTTACCTTCTAATAATGCTATAAAGAATGATACAGAAAATATATAAAGGCAGTGATATAATGGTTGCATTGTCATTGAAGGATGCAGAAGGTACACCCTATAGAATAAGTACTACTAATGAGTTTACTATAAGGTTCTTTACTACTGATCCTGATACATATATAGAAGGTAGTTATTCTGCTGGTAAATATACTGGAATCATAGCAGAAGAAGATACTGATTACATTGCTTTGAATGCTTTGGATTTAGAAAAGCTGGAAGATGGAGTACTAAGTTATGTGTACCATATCAGAGTTACCAATAGTAATTTTAAAGATGGCTTCTATGATGAAGTAATAAAAGGACAGACTAATTTATACTTAAAATCTAAATGCTTATGTATAAAGTAGAAATAACCAATAACAATAAATATGAATTGGAATTGGACAGGGCTAATGTAGTAGTTGGTTCTGGTGGGACTGTAGTACCTGTTTGGGGTACTATTATAGGTGATATTACCCAACAAAAGGATTTACAGGAGGAACTGACAGGTATTAAAGAATCAATTCCAGACCTTACACAAGTAAATGAAGATATAGCCAATTTGGAATCTGTTAAGGCTAATAAGTCTGAAATTCCTGATGTTACAGGTTTGGCTACAAAGGAAGATCTTAAAAGTAGGGTTACAATGAGTTATCTAGGTGCTAATTACTATAAGAAGGCAGAAATAGATAAAAAATTAGATGCTATTACTAGTGGTGAAGCCGATTTAAGTAATTATTATACCAAAGAAGAAACTTATAGCAGGAAAGAAATAGATGAAATGATGCCAACACAGGAATGGACAGATGTTTGAACTAAAATTGACTAAGCTATGAAAGAACAACGAAACTGTAACTATGAATTAAGATCTGAATCCAGAACGGTAGAAGGATATGCTTTGGTATTCGATAAAGAATCCAGAGATCTAGGTGGATTCATTGAAATAATAGATCCTTCTTCTTTAGATGGTGTGATTGAGAAATCAGATATATTATGCCTGTTAAATCATAATGAAGATAAAGGGGTATTAGCCAGAAGTAAATTTGGTGTTGGTTCTCTATCTTTACTTGTAGATGAAACAGGATTGAAGTACAGATTTGAAGCACCAGATACCGCACTGGGGAATGAATTGCTGGAAGGGCTTAAAAGAGGTGATATTACTACTTCTTCTTTTGCCTTTACCATTGATAGTGACAAATGGGAAAAGAGAGCAGACGGTAAATATCTAAGACGAATCACCAAATTCAAAGAATTATTTGATGTTTCCCCTGTGTACAAAGAAGCCTATCCAGATACCAGCGTAGCCTGTAGAAAGATGCAGGAACTGAACACAGAGGAATTAAAGGAATATTATCAAAACCTTAGAGAAGGACTATAATGGACACTTTGACTTTGATAGACCAAAAGGAACAATTAAGAAAGAAGGCAGAGGAATTGATTACCAATGCTGAAAAGGAAATTAGAAAGTTGAATGATGGAGAAGCTACAGAGTTAAACCATCTAAAGAAAGAGATTGCAAGTATTGACAGCCAGATAAAAGGTATAGAAGAAGAGAATAAAAGAAATTACAAACCACAAATCAATAAAAAGACTATGGAAAAATTTTCATTGCTTAAAGCTATCAATGATGTAGCTAATAACAGACAATTAGATGAAAGAGCCTTAGAAGTAGTAACAGCTGGTCAGAATGAAATGAGAAAGGCTGGACAATCTTATGCTGGACAAATTGTATTGCCTATCGAGGAAAGAGCGAATATTCAGGCTACTGTTGCAACTGCTGGACAGGAAAATGTTGCAGAGGATAAATTAGGAATCCTAGAACCTCTAAGAGCCAATTTAGTATTAGTACAGGCTGGTGCTTCTTATATGACTGGCTTAATTGGAAATGTATCTATTCCAGTTTATTCTGGATCTAATGTAGGTTGGGCTGGTGAAGTTGCTGCTGCTACTGATGGCGCAGGTAAATTCAGTGAAGTAAACTTAGAGCCTAAACGCCTTACTGCTTATATTGATGTTTCAAAACAGTTCCTTATTCAGGATTCCAACAGTGCAGAAGAAATGTTGAAAAGAGATATTGTTGCTGCTATTTCAAATAAACTGGAAGCTACTATTTTAGGTAATGCTGCTGGTTCTGCTACACAACCTGCTGGTTTGTTAAATGGTGTAACTGCTGACGCTGCTGCTGTAACTTATGCCGACTTTGTAAATATGGAAGCTACATTAGGCGAAAAGAATGTAAGAGGTGATATTAAGTTTATCGTATCTCCATCTGCCAAGGCAGTATTAAAGTCTACAGCAAAGAATCAAAATTCTTTCATTATGGAAGGTAATGAGGTAAACGGTTATCCAGTCCTTTGTACATCTGCTGTAGCTGGAAAAGGTATTGTTTACGGTAACTTCAGTGATCTGGTTATTGGACAATGGGGAGGTATCGACTTGACTGTAGATCCATATACACAGGCAGCTAACGGTAAAGTAAGACTGGTTATCAATGCTTACTTTGATGCCAAACCCAGACGTGCTGATTCTTTCGTAAAGAAAGTGTTGAAAGCGTAACCTTAACTTATGAATAAGCTATGTATGTAACTTTATGTGAAGCAAAGAAACATCTGTTGGTTGATAATTCATTTAAAGATGATGATGAATACATACTAGCTTTAATAGATATAGCAGAAGATGCTGTTTCAATTAATATAAATATTCCATTGGACAGCATTACAGTAGGTGGTGAATTACCGCCTGCTGTAAAAGCTGCTATACTTTTATTAGTTGGTAACTTATACGCTAACAGAGAACCTGTAGCCTATACTGCTGTAAATAAAGTGCCTTACACTTTTGATTACCTAATTTCCTTATATAAAAACTATTCCACAAAGTAATGAGGGCAGGACTATTAACCGATCCTGTAACCTTTAGAAAGGCAACCATTACAAAGAACCAATACGGACAGGAAGAAACAGATTGGATTGATTGCATATCAACAAGGGCAAATGTAAGGTTCAATTCAGGTAACAGGGTTACAGAAAACAATGAAATCATTAATACCTATACAGTAACATTTACTGTAAGAAGGTATCATAACATAGATGAATTTATGAGGATTCTTTGGAAGGGCAAAACTTACAGAATCCTGTCCATAGAGGATAATAACGAAGATAGGACAAAACAATCTATTACTATTATTGGAGAACTGATAAATGAATAATGTGGATGCAAGGCAAGTCCTACAGATGTTTGCTGCACTGGATAGCAAGAGACAGAAGAAAGCACATAGGACTGCACTTAGAAAAGCTACAGGCATATTGGTTAGAGAAACCAGAAAAAATTTCAGGAAGGTAGTAAAGAATCCCAATGCCAGAAACAGGTGGAACGGAAAAAACTTTTCTTCTGGAATCAAATCTAAGGTCAATAAGGAAGCCACAGAGGGTAAAGTACATATTATGGGAGACTTTAGATTAAAGTTCTTTGAAATGGGAACTAAGACACGTTACAAGAAACGGACTAAGGGCAGACCATCTACAGGTAGTATAAAAGCCTCTTATTTCTTTAAAAAAGCCAGAGAAGCCAAAGAATCAGAAATCAGTAATAGTATGAATGACATAATAACCAAATCTATACTAAGGGTAAATGGACAGTTTAAAGGTAGGTAAAGAAATCTATTCTCTTTTAAATGGTAATGATTCTCTTACTGGGGTAGTAGGCAGTAAGATCTACCCTATTATAGTAGAAAAGGAAACTACATATCCATTTATAGTATATAAGAGAAGTAATATTATTCCTAGCTATACTAAGGACTTCCATTTCAAGGATGAAGTAATAATTGACATTATATGTGTGTCTGATGATTATTCTGAATCCGTTGATATAGCCAGTATGGTAAGGGATATTCTGGAAGATAAAAGATTTGCTGATATAGAAAGCATCAAACTGGAATCTGCTGATGAAGATTTTATAGATGATGCTTACGTACAGACATTAAGTTTTAATTTAATAATAACAAAATAACTATGGGAAAGCCGATTAACGGTAGTGATTTGATGTTATTCATTGATTCTACTGGAGAAGGAACAGCATTTAAATCAATAGCATTTGCAACTAGTCACAGTTTATCAATTTCTGCTGAAACAGTTGAAACAAGTTCTAAAGATACTGGTGGAAAATGGGTGTCTAAAGCACCTAGAAAGCTAAGTTGGACTATGAGTACAGAAAATCTTTACTCTTTAGATGGTGAAGGTTCTACTTATGATGATCTTTTTACTGCTATGACAGAAAGAAAAGAATTAAGTGTAGTTTTCAGCTTAGAAAAAGAATATGCAGCAAAGAAAGATGAAGTTCCTGAAGGTGGATGGACACCTGTAACCACTGGACAATATAAAGGGAAAGTAGTAATTACCAGTCTGGAACTTAACGCACCGAATGGAGATAATGCAACATTTACAGCTTCTTTTGAAGGAGTTGGAGCACTGACTAAAACAGCATAATATAAAGCCTTTATATCTCTGTTATAGAGGTGTAAGGGCTTTTTTATATCAACAGAATTATGGAAATAACAATTAAAGACAAGACATATAAAGTAAAGTACAGCATTAGGGCAATGTTCGTATTTGAAAAACTGACTGGCAAATTATTCAAACTGGAAAGCCTGATGGACTTTTATATATTCTACTATTCTATGATACTGGCAGGAAATCCAGAATGTACATTGCTGTTTGACGATTTTATAGATGAATGTGATTTGAATCCTGTTTTGGTGGCTGATATTCAGAATTACCTTAATGCGCAATTTCAAAAGCAAGGGCAACTGGAACCATCTAAAGAAGAAGATACTTCAAAAAAAAAGTAATATCCATTTCAGAACTGTATAGTATCATTGTGGTAGAATGTGGAATCCAGCCAGATTACTTTTTGGATAAAATGCAGTGGTATGAAGTGGATTCCTGTTTAAATGGTCTGGAGGGTAAAAACAAGAACGGTTGGGAACAAACCAGATTCCTTAGTTATATCACGGCACAAGTAAACAGCAGCAAGAAGTTAAAGCCTACTGATATTCTTTCCTTTAAATGGGATAAGCCAGAGGATACAGGCACATCTATTACTAGTGAAGATATACAGAGGTTGAAAGATAAGGCAAGTAAAACCTTAAAATTATTATAATATGGCTGATTTGATTACTAGGTTGCTGCTTAACACACAGCAATTTGATAATAATTTAGGCAAGTCAACAAAACAAATACAGGGATTCCAGCAAAAGATACAAGGCTTTTCCAGTGGTGCTGTCAGTGCCTTTACAAAATTTGCGGGGGTACTGGGCGTAGCTTATGGAGCTACAGAACTGCTACAGAAAGGACTTAACAGCAATGCCACTTTACAGGATAAATATAATTCTTTGATGCAGGCTGGATCTACTGTAACAGACCAATTCTTTACAGCCATCTATTCAGGGGACTGGACTGTATTCAATGATGGTATAGAAAAAGCCATTAAGAATGCAAAAGAATATGCAGATACCTATAGGAATGTACAAAGGATGCTGGAAACTACAAGCATCAAATTTGAACAAACGGATGCAAGGAAAACACAGTTGGAAGCCATTATAGAAGATGATACCAAACCACTGGAGGAACGGAAGAAGGCACAGCAGGAGTTAGACCGTATATTGCTAATGGGTGTGGCTGATATTAGGGAAGCATCCCAAATAACAGAAAGGGAACTAAATAATATGTTGGCTGATCTGATTGGAGAAGCTCAATATATCACGACAGAGAATGCACAAAAACTGATTCTGGATATAAGGAACAAGTATTCAGGACTTAGAAAAGAACTAGATGCCTATAGGGAAGTCAGAGATACAAAGAATCAGGTAATGAATCCCAATGCCTTCAAATACAGCGGTGACGAGTGGTATAAGATTAATCAGGACGCCACTAAGAAATATTATCAGGAATATACCAAAGACCAAAGAGCGTACTACGATGAATTACTAAGGCTGGCTGATAGAATGAATGATGAAACATTTAGTTCATTTCAAGGCTTGTTTGATAAACTGAATGATCTTAATGACAAGGCTGGTACTTGGGAAAAAGACAGGGCTGGTGCAAGGGATGAAATAGCTGGTATTAAAACTACTGCCAGTAAAAAAGAAATCATTCCAGCAGGTTCTATTATGGAAATGCAGAAAAAGATTGCAGACCTTAGAAAGAAGTATGAAAATGCTGCTGATGAAGGAACTAGAGTAGGGTTTATGAAAGCCATCAAAGAAGCAGAAACAGAACTTAAAATGATGCAATTAAGGGCTGCTGGAACTTCTTTACTACCAACTGGAGAAATTAATAAGCCTGTTGGAAGGAATATTGCAGATGATGTAAAATCTGGATATATAAATATAAAGCCTATATCTACAGACAGTATTCAGGCTAATTATGATTATGCGGATTCTTTAGGTGCTATAGCTTCTATTATGGGATCTGTTACCAATATGACAAATGAAGGTGCTGCTGGTTGGCTGGCTTATGGTGCTAATATCCTTAGTAGTATCAGTGCTGCTATACCAATGATAACCAGTTTAACTACTGCTTTAACGGCTAAGGCTGCTGCTGAAGCTGCTGGTAGTGCTGCTGCTGTGCCTGTAGTAGGTTGGATTAATGCCGTTGCTGCTATTACGGCTATAATGTCTGCTATGGCTGCTGTACCAAAATTTGCTGATGGCGGTATCATTGGCGGTAATTCCTTCATTGGCGATAATATGATAGCCAGAGTAAACAGCGGTGAAATGATTCTGAACAACAGACAGCAAAGGAATCTGTTTAACCTTTTAGATGGTAAAGGTGGAACTTCTGTTAATGCTGGAGGAGAGGTTAAACTAAGGATTGAGGGTAGAGATTTAGTAGGGGTTATTAATTCTCAAACAAGTAAGACAAGTAAATACAAGTAATATGTACAACCTTATATATACAATGCCATTTACTAATGTAGATGGTGAAGCCTTAACTGTACAAATACTAGAAGATGGTGGAACTGGTTCACCTGTAGAACTTACAGGTGGCACACCACCATTTATAGTAGATGTGAATGATGAAGATTTTTTATATACTCCAACCAGATTCAGCGGAGCTACATTAAAGTTAGTTGGAAGTGACTACTTACAGAAATTGTTTAGTACCCAATACCAGAAGTTCAAAGTTAATTTGGTAAAGGCTGGTTCTGTTATCTGGACTGGCTTTATAACTCCAGAATTATATTCACAGGATTATGATAACAGCTTGTTTGAATTGGAAATAGAATGTATATCAGCCCTATCTACTTTAGAGTACATAGACTTTAAGCAAGAAGGAGCTACTGTTTCCTTACTAGGTATTATTAAAAAGTGCATTACAGAAAGTAAAGGGGATTTTAGGGCAGTCTACATACCAAACGTCTATACTTCTTCTTTAGATGGTATAACTGTCAGTACTGCCAATTTCATAGATGAAGATGGCAAGGCTATGACTTTGAAAGAATGCTTGGAAGAAGTTTGCAAGTTCCTCAACTGGACTGTAACGGAATATGATGGTTGTATTTATTTTATTGATATGGACTATATAAAGGCTGGTAAAACCAGTTATACCAATATACTTACCAGTACTACTACTACCCTATCTTCTACTATAAATCTAAGGGATATACCATCTAAAGGAAACAGTAACCTATTATCCATATTAGGAGGATACAATAAGGCTATAGTAATTGATAGTGACTATGAAGTAGATTCTGACATATTATATCCAGAACTGGAATTGAATCTGTCAGGTGGAGAGTTGTTTAAATTTGAAAAGACAAAAGATGATACCATATATAAGAAGGAGTATTATAATTCCAATTTGGAATTATTCAATTATGTACTGTCCAATAATTCTTATACAACGTATGATAAGTCGTTTAATACGGACAAACAATCTGCTGGAGCAGTAGCAATGCGAAAAACAAGTTATGGTAAAACAGAAGCATTATCAAAATATAGCTGGCAGGAAATGATTGAGATAAAACAGAAATCTGCTATTATACTGGACAATAGTGCTCCCTATTATTTGTATAAAGACATATACCACAACGGGGAAGAGATCAAAAACGATCCTTTCATTCTTAATTATCCTGCAATCAAATGCAAGGGTAATGAATTGTCTTATCTGGTATTTGATCCAGATATAAAACTGTGTATCAACTTTGACATCTATCTGACTACCGATAAGGATGGATTTGAAGGGGACTTTAAGCCAACAGGACTTACTTCTGTTCCAAAATTGTTTATTCCAATGCAATTAAGGATAGGTGATCATTACTATAATGGCAGCAGTTGGGTAACGGATAGCAATACCATCTTCAAAGTATCAACAACTGCAACTCCAAACAATTATGTAAATACTTGGTTACAGGTTTATAATTACAATGATCCAGAACTGAATGTCCCAGATTTAAATGGCTATATTGTTTCATTTAAGAGCATTACAACTGGTGATATTGAATTGACAATATACAATCCTGCTATAAATCCTTATAGTACTCCAGTATTTGAAAATCCAATCGAATCCTTTTTTATACGGAATATTGAAATATCAACTCAAAGGGTAAATGCAAGTAAATCCGATTCAACTAAACAAGATACAAAATATGAGAATGTTGTAAATGAAGGATTCATTAATGCTTTGGATGATATTGAATTTAAGATAACATCAAAGAATGAAAGCGAATTATCCTATAGTAAGGCTATGGATGGTAACAGTATATTGGACGTACTCACAAATAATATTGACAATAACAGCGAGAAGCCAGAAAAGCTACTGATCCAAAGGATCATTAACCAATACAAGCAGCCTAAAATAAAGCTGGTACAAGTTATAAAACCTGACATTCTGCCTTATTCCAAAGTAACAGACAGTTATTTGTCTGGCAAACAGTTTGTATTTACTGGTGGAAGAATCAATTATGAAGATAATAGTATAGAATGTAACCTTATAGAACTAAACTAATATGGATATAACAAGTAACAGGATACCTGCCACACCTAGAAGCAAATATGCCAGATACGGTAACAATAATGTATCTATAAGTGGCAGCAGTGGAGGTGCTAATATAGATACTTCCAACTTTGTCAGGTTAAGAGGGCAAACCAGCCAATCTATAGAAGGTGCAGTAGCAGCTACTGGAGAGATTATAGCTTACCAGACGAATCCAGAAGCAGGAGACTTTCAATTCCCTATTGCTTCCACTGATGCTTTAGGTACAATTAAAGTAGGTAACGGACTTAAAATAAATGAAGATGGTACTTTGTCTGTAGATGGTGAAATTGGGGGTGGAGGTGTAAGCAGTTGGGACGATCTTACAGATAAGCCAACTACATTTCCTTCTACTTGGGAACAGGTAACAGGAAAGCCAACTGAATTTATACCGTCTGCACATACACACGTAATGAACGACATTACGGATTTTAATGGAGTTACAACAGATACAGACCAAACAATTACAGGACAAAAGACTTTCAGTAAGGCAATATTAGGACAGGCAGATGTAGTGGCTTATGCTACAGGAAAACACGATATAACATTTCCTATTGCCAGTAAAACGGCTTTAGGTTGTATTAAAGTTGGAGAGAACTTAACCATTACAGAGGATGGTACACTGAATGCACAGGCTGGAGGCGGTATTACTTCTGTTACTTGGAGTGATGTGCAGGATAAGCCTATATTTTCCACAGTAGCCACTTCTGGAAGTTATACTGACTTATTGAATAAACCTACTATACCTACCAATAATAACCAACTTGCTAATGGAGCCGGTTATATTACAGGAGTTAATTTAGATATGTGGAATGCTGCTGCATCTTCTGTGGGCAATAAGACTATAGGTAATTCCAATAATGGAAATTATATAGATATTATAGAAGATTTAAGGGTAAAGCAAAACTGTACATTCAGCAAAACACCTAAAGTAGGTAATACTAATATTGCTTTAACAAGCGACTTGCATTCACATAGCAATAAAAACTATCTAGATGCAATTAACCAAAATTTATCTACAAGTTCAACACCATTATTTACAGGGGGAATAATTACAGGTGATAAGACTGATATTCATATTGAACATTCCAAAGGAAATAGCATAAATGGGAAAGACCAAAATAATAATGTGGCTAATCTTTATCTAAATTACAATAGTGCTTCTAATAATACTAAAATAGATAAAGATAATAATATTAGTACTTCTGGAGATATTGTTGCATATTCTACTGGAACAGGAACACAATCTCCATTTAAGTACTGGAAACCTTCCGTTTCTTCTTCTGGTGTACTAAGCTGGACTAATTCAACAAGTGAGGTTGTTCCTTCTTCTGTCAATATAAAAGGTACAAAAGGGGATAAGGGAGATAAAGGAGATAAAGGGGATACTGGTGCACAAGGTCCAAAGGGGGACAGAGGCGCAACAGGTCCACAAGGTCCAGCTGGACCTTCTTGGGGAGGCGGGACAATTATGAATGGTATTAAAATTAAATCAGATCCACCAGTATTATTTTGGGGTGATAATTGGAGAATACAATCAGGAACAGACTTAAATTTTTATCATTCAAAGTGGGCAGGAGCTTGTATGTACATATCTGGTTCAAATTATGGTAATGTAGAAATAAGAGGAACGTTAACCCAAAAGTCTGATATAAGATTAAAAACAATTCATTCTAAGTTATTTAATTGTTTGGATAAAATTAGTGTTTTAGATGTATTCCAATATAAATATAATGATTCTGATATAAATAGATGGAGAATTGGAATGTCAGCGCAACAAGTAATTAATGTTTTTCCTGAACTTATTTACACAGAATCAGACGGATTTTATTCAATGGACTATATTAGTTTATCCTCTATTGCCATACAATGTAATAAAGAACTACACCAACTAATTAAGGAGCAACAAGTAAAGATAAATGAATTGGAATCCAGATTAGTAAATTTAGAAACTAAAAACCATTTAAAGGATGAAGAAGCTAATTAGATGGTTAGCCAAAGTATTTAAGGCTGATATTACAGTAGAAAGGATTATTTATAAAGAAGTCTATAAGCCATTGGAAGATAAATTATCTGGCAGTATCTCTTTAGATGGTGACTTGTCTGTAGATGGAAGTATAGAAGCGACAAAAGATATAGTATGTTATAAGAGTAAAACCAATTAATTATGGCAAAGCTAGGAGCTACAAATATATCAATAATGGATGTCCGTAATATATTGGGCTATCCATCAACAGACTTAGGTACATTATGCACTTGCAATAATATAAACCCGTGGTCAAAATGGAAACCTATTCATTGTGCCAATACGCTTACACTCAATAATGAATTATTAAAAAGGAATAAGTATGGTATTGAAATCTTAGAGGCAAATAACCCTGGGGCACTTGTAAATTTGATTAAGCAAAATAATAATTCAGGGTATAAGTATGATAAGCCTAGAGGCGGCTCTTTCAGTCCTTATAGATTGGGAGACTTCCGTAATTATTACCATAACGCATTATTACCTGTATCAGCCTTTTATAAAGATGGAGACGAAATACATATTGGAGGTATAACATCATCCAATCACGGCAGTTATGAGGCAATTATAGAAGGAATGAAATTACCCGATTTAGAACCAGAAGAAAGTGATTACATATCACAAGGAATGCTATACGATTATCTCGATTATTCAGGAAATAAAATACCATTAAAGAAAGGAGTGTATTTTACAGATGGGACAAATGATTGTTGGTATAGTGGAAAAGCATACTACTGGACAACGGAAATTCAAAGATTTAGTGGTAAACAGGTTGAAGCCTATGAATTTTATACCAACGCGACAAGAACACCTAATGATTTGTGGGTAGCAGATGCAAAAGACAGGTTTTATGCACTTCCAGAACCTTATCATACAATTTCTGTTGACAAGAAAGTACCAGCAGGAAGTAGAAAGGTTTTAGTAATATGCCACCCTGAATTATCAACTGATCGCAGATCTGTTTCTTATACATTACAATTTAGTGCCGTTGGAGAAGTCTATAGAGGTGGTACAATATCAAATATCCATATTCGTATAGCGAAAGACTTAAAGGGTATAAATATGATAGACACTAAGAAAATTGCGGATAGCCTGACTATACAAGATGAAACAGAGTCATTAACTTATACAGGTACTCTTAGGAATCTTAATGGAGAAACAAGTATGTATGTACTTGTGTATTATGATAACGCGATACAATGGACAGGAGTACCGTTTATGGAAGTTGACCCACAAGCATAATATGACTAAGACAAGAATTAAAACAGAACTGGCTGCTGCTATAATATTGGTAATAGTTGGATGCTTTCTACTGATAGCAGCAATATATATTCCGCCTATAGGCATAATTCACCCGTCTGTACTGGTTGCATTTGGTGAGATAGCAGTATTTGCTGGTAGCCTATTTGGAATAGATTTACATTATAGACTGGAATTTAATAAGATAAAGGCAGAAGTTGGAGCAGATAAAATAGAAGATAAATAATTAGAGCCTGTTTACCTTTATATGGTGGACAGGCTTTTTTTGACTTCATACAAGTAAAAGGATAGACTTATAATATATTGCCGAATTTAGGAAACAAAATTGGCTATTTCTCTTACTTGTATAAATCCAACTTAATTTGGTATCTTTCCTTTTAGATGGTTTAATATTAGTGATATAGGTAAAATATACTAGTAATAAGGGTACTACTAATAATGGTAGTATATGTTAATATATAGTTAATATATGTAAAACGGGGGGGGGTAAATCGGTATATACTATATTTGCATTCGCATTAACAAAGACACTTACTTTATCAGTAATATTGTCTAATTTCAAAATATTTTTTATTATGGAACAAACTGTTAATGCACAAAATTTTATTCAGGTAGTTTATTCAGATCGTCAAAAACAGTCTGATATATGTGGAAAGTGGTTTTCTCCTAAAGAATCTGGAAGCCAGCTTATTCATAAGGCAGAAAAGTATTTGGAAGCCTATAAAAAATACATTGAATATTTAGAAGCTGTTGTAAAGTTGAATCCTAATGATTTAGATTTAGAACTAAATCTTTCTAAATTTGACAAGGTATTGAGTAATGCTACTCCAGCTGTTAGGGATGCTCTTTTAGCAAAGTACCGTAATGAATAAAATTGGGGCTACCACTTCGGTGGTAGCCTTTTTTGTATTGATGTGTATGGAAGACAAATTAATAGATACGATTAATTATTTTCAGTCTATTATTCTAAGCCAAGAAGGTCAAAAGTTATTTGATACGTTCGAAAATGGATCAGGTAGAATCATAGACGGTCAACTTATATTATTCAAGTTAAACAACAAACAACTTGCAATTATAAATGTAGGTGATAATTGGGTATCTATCAATTCTACTAAGGCTTGTGTAATTCCATTCCATTTTTTTAACCGATACAGAAAAAGATTCTTAACTAGACACTCATTAACTCCAGAACGAAACATTAGATGTTCTAAAGAAGATAGAATTACAGAAGTCATAGAAACATTACTAAACCTTAATCTATATTTTGCTATTCCAGACCCTAGTGATCCAAATGATAATATACTTAGTAATTACAATCAACCCTTATACTGGTGTGAATTTGGTATAATACCAGTTACTATGATAAGTAATAGTATTGCAAGATGTGAAACCTTTATTTCTTATGAGATGTTGACAGATAAGCAACGCTATGTCTGGAATTATTTAAATGATGCTATAAAATCTAGTAATAGTAGTAATAGCTAGATAGATTTATTAAAAAGGGGTATGGGGTTGAATTTTAAGAGAAAGTAGAAAGTAACCACGCTCCCCCCAACTTTTCACGGCTGGTAAGTTCCTAAAGTCCAAAACTCCATCAATAAAGATAAATGTATAACTCCTTTATAATCAGTATTATTACATACTATATATAACTGTAAATGTTAAATCTAGAGAATGTCGGTGTGACAAAGCAGATAGAACAAGCGATGTCTAATGTCGGCAAAAAATTATTGGGAGGATACTCCATTAAGGAGTTTCTGTCAAACATGGTTCGTGTTCGTGGCGAGTTTCAAGCAGCAGACACCGCTATTCAAACTTTGCTTGGAAGCAAAGAAAAGGCGGATGAACTTATGTCACAAGTCCGTGAATATGCAAAGATTTCTCCTCTTGAGTTTTCTGATGTAACCCAAGCTACGCAGATGATGTTAGGCTTTAATATCGAGGTCGAGAAAGTACCACGTTATTTACAGGCTATTGGCGATGTCTCTATGGGAGATACCCAAAGGTTTAACTCGCTTACGTTGGCTTTCTCTCAAATGTCGGCAGCAGGAAAGTTGATGGGGCAAGATCTTAATCAGATGATTAATGCCGGATTCAATCCGTTGCAAATCATGGCAGATAAGACCGGAAAATCTATTGCTGCGCTCAAAGATGAGATGTCTAAGGGGGCTATTTCCGCAGAAATGGTACAACAGGCGTTTATAGATGCTACTTCGGCAAGTGGTAAATTTTATAATATGTCCGAGAACGCTTCAAAAACTATCAACGGTCAGCTATCCATGATGCAAGATGCGATGGATTCAGTATTCAATGAATTGGGGCAGAAATCGGAGGGTGTCATAATTAAGGGTATCCAAACAACCACTTCGTTGATAGAAAACTATGAAACGATAGGTAAGGTATTGGCTGGGTTGGCTGCTACTTATGGAGTTTATCGGACTGCTTTGATAGCCAGTATTACATTAACTCGTAGTTGGGCTGTTGCCGCAAGGGTAGATGCGGCCGCAAAAGGAATCCAAACAATTATGACAAAAGCGCAGACTGTCGCTCAATTGGCTTTAAATGCGGCAATGAAAGCTAATCCTTATGTTTTACTTGCCACCATCGTAGCCAGTTTTACCGCTACTATGTGGGTTCTTCATGATAGTACAACCGCTGTCGAGAAAGCCCAAAAGCAACTTAATAAAGAACAAGAAGAAGCCGCGCACAGGAAACAGGAACTTACCTCTAAAACAGACAGTCTGATTTCAAAAATAAATAGTGAGACTGAATCTGTTTATTCGCAGGTTAAGGCATACAAAGAGCTGATAAAACTGTTTCCCGAACTTGGAAATGTGAGTCTCGAAGAGTTTAAGAATTTGCCTCAGGATCAGCAAAATAAGATGTTGTCATCTGTCAATGAGAAGAGAGAAATAGACAATGCGGTTAAGGCTTATGAGGCTGATCTGAAAAGAATAGAGGACCTTAAAAAGAAAATACAAGAGACAGAATCTTCTCCGTACAATAAATCTGGTAATTCATGGATTCATGATGTAGAACGACTTAATAAGCAACTTGATACTGCTAATAATCTTGCAAAACTCCATAAGGAAGAAATAGATAAAATAAAAGAAGCCCAATGGGAGGCTAACACTCCTGTTGAAGAGAAGGTTAAGCATTATGAGGATGTGAAAAGAAAACTTATCGAGGAAAGGGATGAACTTGATAAAACTTTGACGGAATCAGAGGATATAGCTTCTGTGTGGGTGGGTGTTCCTGATATCATTAGTAGTATCAGGCTTGATGCTTTGAATAAGCAGATAGATGAGACAACAGGAAAGATCAATTCATTAACGAGGAATAGTATCTCTGTTGTACAGAATAAATCCTATTGGGAGAAGCAGAAACAGGATGCAGAAGCTGCTCGTAATGCCTTGGATGTATCAAAAAAGAACTCTGAAGATTGGAGCAAGTATACAAAACAGATACAAGAGGCGCAAACGCAAATAGACAAATATTCTGATTCGACCAAGCGCGAAAAACAAGAAAAGAAAGAGGCGGATAAGCAACTCAAACAGCAAAAAACGATTCATAACGAACTTTTATCCTTCCGCCGTCAAAATCAACAGTCCGAAATCGACTTGATGAAAGAAGGATCCGACAAGAAGATTGCCCAAATTTATCTTGACTATGACAATGAGATTGCAGCCATACTCGCCAAAGAGAAAGAGTGGAAAGACGCGCAAGGCGGCAAACTGAGCAAAGAACAGACGGTCGAGATTCATACCGCTTTGGTCAATTCATACGTTAAACGAGAGCAATCGACCTCCAATGTGAATAAGGAACAACTGGAGGAAGAGAAACGCGCCATGAACGAATACCTGAAAGAATATGGTTCATATTTGGAAAAGCGCCAGGCTATCACGGAGCTTTATAATGAGAAGATAGCAAAGGCCACAACGGAAGGTGAACGGCTTTCCCTTGCAGAAGGTATGAAGAAAGAGCTGGCGGACGTGGATAATGAAGCCCAAAAGAGTACCTCCATTATCACCCGGCTGTTTGATGATATGAGTAAAAAGAATATCACCTCTATTCGTGCCATTGCGGATGAAGCGGAAAAATTCTTGTCTTTTCTTGAAAGAGGGGAATATTCCTCTGATAATTCATTCGGTATTACCAAAGAGCAGTTTGATGTGCTTCGCAAGTCACCGGATCAGTTGAAGGCCATTAAGGATGAAATAGCCAATGTTCGTCGTGAAGCTGACCAAATGGAAACCTCTTTTAATAAAGTTTCAAATGGCCTAAAAAAAGTATTTACCTCTGAAAGTGATGCCAAGAAGTTAAAAGAGGGTTTGGCTGAGATAGAGGAGGGCATGAATGAGATCATGCAGGCCGGACAGTTCCTTTCTGATACGTTTTCGAAGCTCGGGGATTCGTTCGGTGGTGTATTCGGTGGGATAGCTGAAGGCTTCAGTGTGGCTATGGACACTGTAAGTTCTGCAATGAACGGTGCGAAAGCCGGTTCCATGTTCGGTCCACTCGGTGCGTCTGCCGGTGCTGCCATTGGCGTCGTTACATCTTTGGCCGGTGCCATCGCCAAAATCCATGACAAGAAGAATGAGAAACGTATCCAGCGGTTACAGGATCAGATCGCCACATTGGATAAATCATATGAAAAACTGGATAAATCCATTCAGAAGGCTTATTCGAATGATGCTTCCCAATTGATCGATCAGCAGAACAAACTGTTGGAACAACAGAAAGTTTTAATCCAGCAACAAATCCGTGAAGAACAGGATAAAAAGAAAACCGATAAGGATAGGATAAAAGAATGGCAAAGCCAAATTGACGAGATAAACGAAGCCATAGCAGAAAACAAGGAGAAGGCCAAAGATGCCATCTTCGGGGAAGACTTGAAATCCGCCATTGACAACTTCGCTAACGCACAAGCCGAAGCATGGGCTTCCGGTGAAGACCGGGCAGAATCGGCGAAAGATACCGTCAAGAAGATGATGCGGCAAATGGTCACAGAATCCATCAAGGCAGCAACGGAATCTTCCGGTGCGATGAAGAAGATTCGTGACAAACTGAAGGAGTTCTATGCCGACAATGTCCTTTCCGGCTGGGAACAGGATTATATCTATAACATGGCGGAAGAACTGCAAAAGGAGATTGACAGGCAGTTCGGTTGGGCTGATAGCCTAATGAAAGATAAGGTGGAAGAGCCGGAGAAAGAAGAAGATATATCCGAAAATACCCTGAAAGGCGCACATGCCAAAGCTTCCCAAGAAAGCATAAACTTGTTGGCCGGTCAGACCGGGGCCGTCCGTGCCCTGTTGGAAGACATCCGCGGCAGTATGCAACCGATCCGGGAACAAATGAAGCTGATCTATGATATGCAATCCAGAGGTTGGGAAGATGTGAAGGCCATCCGCGAACTATCAGATAAAGTGGAAAAGAATACCGATCGGATCGCCGAGAATACGAGAGAGATCAAAGAGGTTGCCGGTAAGATATCGGAGAACACCAGAGGCACGGTTGATGCCTTGGAAGGTACTATTAACGTAAAAGTAAAAATGTAGCATTATGGATAAAGAGTTTTTTGAGATAGCAAACCGGTTAGGTGCCTGCCGGTTGTTGCATGGCACGGAAAACAAAGAAGAGCTTATGCGCCTTCTGCTGACACCGCAGGGTACGGAGTTCTGCACGAAGAATAATTTCCCGTCTATGGAACAATTACGGGAGTTCCGGGGCAAGAAGGCCGAAAGCATGAGAATCTATATCGAGACGGACGTGAAACTGACGAATCCGGTGAAGGTATTCCTGGCCGGTTCCAAGGCAATCCTTCATTTTGATACGATCGGCCGCTACAACGTGATCCTGATGCACGGGGCGGAAGCCGAGATCCATGCGAGTAACTATGCCGTGGTGTTCGTAAAGAACGCTGGCGGTAAGGTAATAACTCATAAAGACCATACAGCACGTGTATTATGACAATAGACGGAAAAGACGTATATACTGAATGGGGATGTAAATTATTGGAAGGTTCTTTTGATGATCTTCTGAAATACCCCAAACGTAAGGCAGTCAAATATAACAACTGGGCGGAAGCCGACGGAATCGATCCCGATCTCTCGGTTGTGGAGTTCGAACCTAAGACCGTCAAGTTGAAATTCCTCATGAAGGCAGAAACGCTTGAGCAGTTCTGGTCTGGGTATAGAAAGTTTGTTGCTGATCTGTCCGCACCGGGCTATCGGGAATTCAATCTTATTGCCGGTATGACCAACCGCTTACGATTCAATGCCGGCTCTTCTCACGAACAGCCTGTGCCATTTAATGCAGGGGAGAACGTATCTGTGTTTGAACTTTCTTTTGTCGAGGACAATCATGCCATTTATCCGGCAACTCCGGCCGGCGGTATCGGGCTTCGCGGGCAGTATGCGATTAATGGGATAGACTTTGCAGACTTCGGTATAGGATCGGATGATAACCAGGAGGACATCTTGAAATATCCTGCGGTTAAGGCGCCGTTCACCGATGGCCGTACGGTAGACCTTTCGACAATCAAAACCCAGCATAGGGAAATAAAACTGTCCCTTTGGATGTTGGCCGGCAGTGTGGAAGAGTTTCTGAATAATTATCGGGCATTCTTTAGCCAGATATCCGGTGTAGGAAATCAGGAATTATATATTAAGACATTGGATGGTATCATTCAGGTGTACTATACGGATTGCCCGTCCTTTTCTGTGGAAGTCTGGCTGGAGAACCGGATAGGGGCAAGATTCACTATTTCTGTTGTTGCTCCCGTAGTGAGTTGGATAGATGCCGGCGGTGATGTTCGTTACCGTGTGCTGAAGGATCCGGATTTGGGGTTATTGGCAGACGAGCAAGGTAGAATAATAGTTTTCAATTGATATGGCAGAAGAATTTGAAATAATCAGGGCTAATTTGCTTCCGGCAGCCGGAACAATAACCGATAATGATATGATCCTGATCATTCAGGGTGGGAGACCTAAGCGTGCTTTGCCCTCTGCAATGAAAGGTAAACAGGGCGATCCCGGCCTTAGTGCGTTTTTAGGGATAAACGATAAATACATCCTTTGGAAACAAGGAGCTAATGGTGCTTGGCAGAATCTGTTGGAAATTGAGAAAATTCGTGGGCCGAAAGGAGAGAAGCCGGTTTTTCGAAAGTTGAACGGTACGCTTCAAATGAAATACGAAGGTGAGCCGGATAGTGCATACGTGGATATTTTCGACCGTGAAGAATTGAAAATGAAGTTTTCCGATCTGACGCCAGCAGAAGTGGATCAATTGAAACTGCATTTTTCTGATCTGACAGAGACTGATAAGGCCGAACTTATGAAGCCGGCAACGGATGCGGCAAAAGAGGTTCGTGAACAGATGTCCCAAATTAAGGAGGAAGCTAATACTGCTATATCGAATGTAAACACCGCAAAAGTGAGCGCAGAGGCGGCAACCAAGGCTGCAAATGATGCCGCAGCTTTAGCAAATGCCGCAGCTGGTCAAGCAACTCAATCTGCCGGAGATGCTGATGCAGCGACCAAATTGGCTGTTGCTGCCGCTGCATTGGCGGAGGAAAAAGCCGGTATAGCCAATACCGCAGCCGAGAATGCCGATACCGCAGCAGCTTCAGCCAATATGGCAAAGGAAGAAGCAGATAAAGCAACTGTTGAAGCCAATATAGCCGCAGGAAAGGCCAATGATGCCGCAGGAAAGGCTGACACAGCAACATTAAATGCCAATACCGCAACGGATAAAGCGAATGAAGCAGCATCCTCGGCTACAACTGCCGCTGAAAATGCTAATGCGGCTGTAGAGCGTGCGGATGATACCATAGCTTCTGCCGAGACTGCTACAAAATCGGCGACGGATGCAGCTTTGGCCGCAAACACGGCAAAAGAAAATGCAGACAAGGCGGCAAATACAGCCAATGTTGCCGCTACTCTGGCCAATGAAAAGGCAGGGCTGGCGGATACGGCTGCTTTGGCTGCTAATGCAGCAAAGGAAGATACCATAGTCGCAACCGGCAAGGCCAACACAGCCGCCGACCGCGCCAATCGTGCAGCCGAAGCCGCCGAAGGAGTCATCAGTGGACTGCAACCCGACTGGAACGTTACCGATCCTGTCAATAAGAACTACATCAAGAACAAACCGGAGATCCCGACGTTGGAGGCTATCCCGGACGAAAATACAT